TCGTCTTCTAAGGTTTTGGCCTCAGCGTCAGTTTGCGCTTGTTGTTCCAATTTATCCTGTTTGATTTTCGCTTCGATAGCTGAATCTAATTTAACAGGGTCTGCTAAATCCTCTGGCGTTATTTTAGGTTTAGAACCAAGTTCTTTCGCTGCGAGCAAGCCCGCACGATAAACCTCTTTGTCTTTAGTTTCCTTAGCTAAACGCGCTTCAAGGTCAGCTATCTTTATAGCAGACTCATCCGTAGGCGTATCGGATTTGTTACCGCCATTATCAGGCGAGGTATCTCCCGATTGTTTACCCTCTGCCGGTGAGGTGATATCCGGCTTACCCTCTTTGTCTTTGATTTCCATATTTATTTAACCGCGCATTGGTTACTGCGCGTGAAGTTATTTTAATTATAGCACGTCTTAATTACTCTTGGTAGTCTTAGCCACTCCTTCACGGTTCTTATTCTCTAATCTTATGGCATTTATTATACTTTGTTGAACATCCACTGAATGCAACGAGGCTTTAGCGAAAATAACCTGATCAAAATCTTTTGATTCAATAAGTCCAGTTTTAATTGCTTGAGCTTTGAGGGTCGAACTTAATAATTTCCATAATTCGGAACGTTCTAAAAACAAACATTGACCAATTAGTTCCTTTAATTGAGCGTCTGTAGGCTTCTTACCGCCAATTTTCAAGCCGTCCGTGGTGTATTCCACAATACTTTCAACATCGTGAATAACTGAAAGCGCTTTACAATACCTACATTCTCCTTTTTTTGGCATACTATTTAACCTCTGGTGTTAAATTCTCTATTGCGTCGCCCACCTGAACAAATAACTCTTGGCCTTTACCGTTACCGTCTACATCCCAAAGTTGAGCTGTTTTCATAAATACTGGGATTAAAACCTTTTCATACTCATCATCGCCAAGTGATACAGAGATTAAGGAATCTGGGTCAGCTTTTGATAACTTCTGAACTTCTGCAGCCTTCTTGTTAAATTCTGTTTGAAATTTGCGTGACAATTCAGCCTCCTTGGCCGTAGCTTCTTTATCGTCTTTTTTAATTTCAGTTTTGGCAGCTTGAAAATTCTTTTGTTCTTCATCAAAGATGACGCGTTTCTTTGCTTCTGTATCCTCAACGGCGCGAACAAATACGGCGTTGGCCTCATTGATTTTATCGGCGTTGGCCATGTTCTTACGAATAGCTACAAGGGCGTTAAAAAAAGAGGAACAAGCGTCAACAATAGCTTGACCGTCCATTGTACGTAAGCGATGTGATAAACCGTAAGCAAGTGAGGATTTGATTGTAAAAGTTTTCATAGTAGTAATTATTGATTAGTTTTAGATGGTCGATTGCATACTTTAAGGTGACTGATAGGGCCTTTAGCCGTGCAAAAATGGCAAAAGGGTTCGTCTGTTAGTGTCGTCGTTTTTTCGACAGAGTCCACATTTTCCGGGGTTGTGTCTTTTTCAACTGGGGCGACACCATCATCGATGGAAGGGCTTATAATAGTTTCACAAATGCCAAGAGTTTCTTCTGCCTTGGTTGCACACATTTCAAATAATGCGTTCACATCTGTCATGGGGTCGATGGTTGTAAATCCAAGCCATTCTTGCATAGATTCAACACTAAAAACCCTCAAATCCTCTACCGTAAATCCGTCTGACTCAACGCGGGTATTGCCAAGCTCTGTCACGATACGTGGCGAGGCCGAACGTTCAGTTTTGAACGCTTTGGCGAGATGATTGCGAACAACTGGAAGAGCTTGCAACCAGATGTTGGGAGTTAACAGTCTTTCTATTATCATAAACTTTCTCTGTTTGGAGTAGTGGCTTTAGCCTTTAACTCCTCCTATGTTAAGGGTTAATTCTACATTTGTGGTGCTGGCATGGCCGGTTGACCTTGTGGTGCGCCCTGTGGTGCGCCCTGTGCGCCGGAGGTTGGAGGTGGCGGTAAGTTTGCCCCGCCCTGTGGGTTGGGCTGTCCTACGAATGAGTCAGGGTTTCTAGCCGTTACTGGATTCGTCGAATATAACAATTTCTTTACAACCTCCTCCATATTATTGAGTCCGGGTTTAACGCCTTCGGTTGCGATAATCTTATCAAGCATTTCGAGATTTTGCTGAAAACGTACCTTCTCGCTCTTTGGTTTGAGTACGTCATCTGACATCACCATCGCATATTTCATAGCTCTTGCACGTATCGGGTCGGCTTTCACTATTTCTGTGTCAGGATTAATTCCGCCTTGCTCTTTAAGTATCCCGGCTGAGGCTTCCATGATTGCTTCCTCGCTTCCCATCTCAGAACCTATACTTTCAAATTGAACTTTACGTTTCTTAGCACCATTCTCACCGTTCTTTAATTCAACTAAAAACGATTTGTAACGTAGACCTGCCTTTGCTCCCTGCATTTGGTCAATATCTACCGTAGTCATAAATTGAAGAATATCACCTAGAACCAATCGCGTCATCTGAACACTTGCACCAATAAGTTCCGAGTAAAAAGGCCCTAGGTCTTGTTGCATTTGTTCTTCACGCAATGACATTTCGTATGCCGTGATTTGGCCAGGTCTATCCGCTGGTGTTGCCTGTGTATTCGCCGTCTGGTCAATGGATTTTTCAACTTCGCTCAGTGCATTTAGTAGATTTGTTGTTTGAAGTGGTGGAAGCAACGGCTCAAGCTGTGATTTTGGGTCACGCATATTAACCGTAGCACCCGGGATAATTACATCCGAACCAATAATATCCTCGCCTATGTACTTCATTGGCTTCATCGTGTCGATAATAGCACCATCAACAAGCACAGGGTACAAAGTATTGATAATATTAGCGTCGTGAGAAACCGCAAACACGAGTGATTTTCCATAAAAACAGTTTTCACGAATCCACGAATAAAACCACTTCCCGAATGGAAAGAGTCCATCTTCTCTGGGGTTCTTTTCGTCGGCTTCGCCTATTATGATTCCATTTACCATCGTGACCATGCACCCGCCTTTATCTTTTGACCAATAAATAACTTCCTCCCCAAGTTGGTCGCGTAGATTCGGGTCATAAGCAAAATAAAATCCTTGATTAGCGTCATTAAAAAGTAACTGCATTCCTTTGCGAACATGTTCCCAATTTTTCTTGCCGTGATACTTAGCCTCTAATTGGTCATGCGATTGCACGCGCCTCCAAAGAAGGAACCTTTGTTTTTGTATATCTTTCTCAAAAATATTATCAATATAAAGCTGATCAGTTGGCACGATTGTACCAATAAACCCGGAATTACACTCATCCAAAACAAATTTTGTATTCCATTCGCCTGTTTTGTTTCGTGTTGTTTTCATTTCTCGCCATACTTGGCGGTATTCCTGATGGACGATACAAGCCGGAGAAACCTCTGACTGCAAGACCGCATGTAGCCACCATTCTTTACTAAAATAGGTAGAACTCACCCAATCAAGAGCTGAATTCATTATCATTGACGAGTCGTCTTCTGGGTTAGCCTCGTTATCGGTAGCTTGTACTGTCAAAAAACCTAGACGTCCAGCTGCGTGACCAGCCATTGAAATAGCTTTGTTTCGTTCGATAGGTCGAATTGCATTTGAATGCCATGAGTTGGCCGGGTCGCCTTCCTCTGGCTCACCGTTATTTGGTTGATACGTATTAAAAGCCATCGAGTCCACTTGGTCACGTTGTAAAACGGATAAGTCGTTAAATTCCTGGCGTGGCCGATACATTGTTTGATAACCAAAGGCGAAGTCTTTAAGAATATTACCACGAACTTTAATCTCCAATTCAGTTGGTATGTACTTCGATTCTTCAATCTTAATGTCTGGGTCTAAGGGCTCCTTAGTTCCTACCTTTGCAATAGCGTCGGTTAGTTTTTGGTCGATAATTGACATATGAAGTAATTTTATCACGAATCAGCCCCGCTGCGAATAGCTTGGTTACGCGCTGAGCCGTATCGATAGGCATTTGTCGTCGCTTTACTATGAACAACTTGGCTAATTTGTTGTCGTGGACGTTCCGCGATTTCGTTCCCCATGGCTAGAGAATCACTCGCGTCATCGTGTTCAGCTATTGGAAAACGCAATAACTCCACTTCTAAATCATTACAACGTCCGGCTACATGCCAAATCTTACCCTCAGCATATCTTGGTTGTAATGTGAGTATGCGGTCTTTCTTTGAAGCGCGAGCTGTATGTTTCAACTCAACGATGGTCAATCGCACTCCGCGCCGGGATTCTTCGTCCTTAACTTGGTCTTTAAGTCCTTGCCAAAACTGTGTATCCTCAATCCCAATTTTAATCACTGATTCAGTTGACCAAATAGAAAAGATATTATCTATCATTTCCTTTGGTGTATTTCGAGCTCTCCAACATTCAACCATCCATTTACCCTCAATCGTTACTTTGATCAGCGCATATCCAACGAAATCACCCTCACCACGCCTTATCGAAGCCTCTGTGTAAGCCTGACCGGGAGGGTCGATGGTTAAGTAACAAGCCGTGTCTTTATCGTCCACCTCTTCCCGGGATACATCCCTAAACATAGAACGATTGAATTTCGCTAGTTTCGGGTCAAAAGGTGTACCCATCATTTCACGCATAAAATCAGCGTCACCAGCCTCTGGCGTGTGCATACGGCGTTTAATCTCTTCAATGGATATTTTGCCCGTTGCTTTGGCTTCATCGTCTGTGAGGACGTGTTTTTGAGGCCATGAAGGCTTACCGTCGTCACCAATAATCCAAACCTTGCGTACTCTGACAGATGGGTCATTTTTTGACCGGTCGATGATTGATTGAACCGTGCCGGCTTCTGATAAGTGATTACCAAGATACAATACACGGCCACATGCCTGATCAAGTCCACCTTTAAATTCTGCTATATGTTCGCGCACTTGTCTTGTCGCAGCTTCTGAGCGCACCGTTCCCATATCTTCAAAATCATCCATGATTACAAACTGCGGGCGAATTGAGCCGTGCAACCTACCACGAACAGGTTCTTGGGTTGAATGGGCTTCGACACGTACACCGTTTGAAGTTAGAAAGTCTGTGATACTTTTTTGCGTGCGTTCTTCCTCCCGGCGTTTTGTATTAAACAATTCGCCATAATCTCGTTTAAGTCTCTTATTTGTTTGAAGTTCCAAAACAACATCGAACAGAAATCTTCCAGAGTTACTCTTATCGTGAGAGTCAACGTTCATGTATTCGAATTTGCGATGTGCGATATTCCAAATCAATATTCCTTTACCTAGTGAAGTCTTAGCCGACTCACGAAACTGAAACCACCCTAGCTCCTTAATCTTACCGCCAACCAAATCGTGGATATCCTGCCCCATTTCATAATGGAAATCTGCAAAAGGTGCTTTGACGTAATGCCTGAAATAATACGAAAAGAAAATCAAAAAATCTTTGCTCGTGACTTCAACCCGTTGCGCTGTTGCAGCAGAGTCAAGCCATTTAATCTTTTCGTAGGTTATTATCTCCATTTTCTTTTTTAAGATTCATGTTAGGAAACACCCTCTGTGCCTCTGCTCGCTCCTCATCTGTCATCATTAGGCTTTCACCGTTCGCGCCGGTCACTTCGTTACGCGATGAAAACTCATTCTTGACCTTGCGTTCCAAATACCAGCGTGCGTTATCAGTCATTTCTAACCCATTCACAATAGTCATTCTTGCTCTCAACGTAGGGGAATTTCGAAGCTTTGTTAAACGTTCTAACAGTTTTGGGTCTTTTTTTATCCAATTATAATATGTTTGTAAGCTGATTTCAGCAAAAAAGCACATCTCATCAATCGAAGCGTCAATCATCGCAGCCTGCTCCAACTTATTTACGGCGTCTACGGTCTTTTTTGAACTTTTTTGCGCCCCGGTTGGATTGTTTTTTGTAGGTCTGGCCATATATTATAGTTTAGGTATTGGGTTAAGTGTTGCTTTGAACTCGTGACCACATTCCGGGCAGATTATATCCTGCACGCTTCTGTCTAATTGGTGACCAGCCGTGTTAAATTTCTCTTCAAGAGATTGCCCCATCTTCTCAACATTTTCCTTAGTGACACTCATCGCCGTTTCCATCTTTTTCATAATGAGCTTGCTATAATATTATAGCACAATTATCAGTTTATTAAATTCGCCAACAACATTCTAGCCAACAAAGATTAAAACCTCACGCACTACTTGGCCGGTGCAAGTCGCTGGGAAGCCCCCGATGCAGCTCACCCGCTAGGGTGAGTGCAGCGGGGATTCCTAGCGATGCACTTGTTCCGTAATTATGTCCATTGAAAAGTGTAAACCAACTGCTTGAATTTTTGTCACGCACTAACGCACGATTCCCTAAGGGGAGTGCGTGCGTTGTGGATAAGTGGTTTTCTGTTCTTAACCTAGCATAGAATCGGGTATTTTCGTTTTCTGTCAACTAACCACTTGACATTAACCACTTATCCACAGCCTTTTCCTCCCCTAAAAAGGTACCTTTAAATCATCTTTTTTAGGTGCAAATTTCTTCTCTATATTCTTATAAATTTCATTGTCTTTATCTATTAGAATTGGTGTCGTGAACCCAAACTCTTGGATATTCTTAGCTAACAAATCAATTTGTTTCGTAGAATGCCTACGAGCATTCTTGGAATATGGTTTTAAATCGTCTATTGCAATACTTTCAAGTTGCATACAGATATTCTATCACTAATTATGTTTCAAAAGAAACGGTAAAAGGTTTATCTAGTTATATTATAGCCTTTATCTAAGGTTTAATCAAACTATAACACTTAGCATAACTACTCAGGGTTCAGCTAGGAAAACATAAGGGAAAGCCTCGCCGATATTCGATGATTGAAGGATAGCACTCTTAGATTCCCTTTCATTGGGTAAGAGCTGTTGAAACTTGCGATAGTGCCACCGCTTGGCGTTCAACATTTACGTTCGCCTTTCTTTGGACTACTCGTGGGACGAGCTGAGGTGTCCATAAGAACCCCTTATACATAGCATTTTGAACCTGCTATCCAAGTTGGGTTTGCTCGAGCCTCGGCAACGAAAAAAGCCCACAGGAATAAATCCCATCGGCTTCAGTCGATGTATAATA